ATCAACGTCTTTCTGGAAATAAGACGTGATAGAAGCCGTGGCGGCAGAAGTGACGATCACGCTATCAGAGAAACCACCACCACCAAGGAGGTAGAATTCTTGATTGCCATCGTTAAAGGCCACAGAAGCCGTCGTAGCGGCCTGGAGGGTGTAGAGATTAGGTGCGCCGCTAACAGTGAACGTAGCGCCGCTCTGGGTGATCACAGGGCGTGCAGTGCCGCCAATTGAGCCAACACGCACAATCACGTCTTGGCTCTTAACCAGTTCAGTTGGATGATAGAGAGTCATTTTGTCCTCAATGGAAAGAAGAAATGGTTTAAGCGTTCAAGACGCTTCCTTTACCAACCAGTCTAAAAATGCCTCTGATTGGCGTGCCGAGAAACTGCCAGTAATGTTCAGCAATTTGCTCATTTGGTAACAGCTCAAACCTTCCTTCCCTTCCATTGATTGTTGCTTGAGCGCTGGAACCAGGCGTGATTCCAGAAGCAAAAGCTAACGGATTTGTCAACTTGCCTTCCATGTAAACCGCTGTATTATCAGCGCCAAGAAGGTAGTCATATTGTGGATTGCGTTTTTGCTTGAGCGTGGCATAGTAAGTTGCGCCACTTGAAACAGGAATGTAATTTCCAGTGTCAGCATCGACGGTATAACCAGAAGCCACTTGCCATACCAAAGTGGCATTTGCTAGTGGCTGTAGGCTATTCGTCATACGACAAATCCAACGGAAGAAGATGGAATAGTATTAAGCAGTCGTTTAAATTCTTGGCCATACTGCGTAGCGTCTAAGCCTTCGCCATACACCTTGCCTTCAGTGGCGCCAATCTGGATGCCCATTTGTGCAAGTTGAATTGCAACAATGTGAGCAGCAAGATGCTTTGTCGCCCTGTCAGATTGATCTCCGAATAAAGAACCGACATCCGCAGTAGCCTCCTCGATTGCTCCATTCACGATCCCCGATGGATGGGGAGTGAATTCAGGAAACCGTTCAAGAAAGGAAGAATAAGTGACTGCCATAATTAAGCATTTCCGGTACGAATTGCTTCTTTGCGGCGATTAATCGCATTGCGAACACGCACACGGCCTTCAATTTTCCTCCATTCGTCCAGTTTCTCTTCATCGTGAATAAGATCAATGCAACGAAGAGCTTCGGTCAAAGGGAATCCTGCAAGTGTTTTCACGCTATCAGGGATTTGTGCTTCCTTGATTTCCGCTTTCAGTTCTTCAATTGCACCAATAGACATAAGGCGTTTTACTGTTCCATTTTTCCTGGCAACTTCCCACTTTGCATCAGGGATGTCGTGGTTCATGCCAGGGGCAAGTTGAATGATGCCACTGTCAGTAATAACACCAAATCCGCCTTCACGAGGAGGGTTTTCAAGTTCGGGGCGATAAGCGATTAGCATTTTGTGTTCAAATTAGAACTGCCACTATCTTAACGCCCCAATGCTTGCCTGTCTTATCAGGTGGCCTGAACGTAGATCACGCTCTTGGGATAGTAGATGGAAACACCACCAACGCGAGCATGAGCAGGAACGATAAATTCCAGTCCGCGTTGCTGCGGCGGGAACAGTTCCAGAGGCTGAGGGATGTGCAGTTGCAGTTTCTCAGGATCACGCTTATACACCACCATGCGATTCGTGTTCAAGCCACTGTTATCAGCGTCAAGCTGATTAATGGGCTCAATGTTACGAATGAACGGATTGGTACGCAGGAAATACTCCAGAACAGTAACGTCCGAAGAATCAGAATTGCGCTGAGTAGCAATCACGTTATAGTCCTCATAAGCCATGAGGATGGTGTCAGGCTGTTCCACCATGCGGGAGCCATTCACAATAGCGCTAACGCCATAATTCAGCAGATCCAGCATTTCTTGAGAAGTGGTGCCGCTATCAGTGAACCACTTGTCGGCGGTGTAGACGTCCACAGTGGCGTTGTTGAAGAAACCAGTCAGGCTCACCGAAGTGTCGCCAAACATGGCAATGCTTTCAACTTTCTCCTCATAGGCACGACGCACAGCAGCAGCACGACGTTGCTCAAGAGCAACATCAGCCATTTGAGCAGCACGCAGTTCTTGGACGGTATAGCCGAAAGAACCACCAATAGAACGAATGTTGATGGTCTTCTCGACTTGCGTCACATCAGCCCGAGGCAGATCATCAGCAGCATCAGAGATGATCTTGAACTCGCCAGTGGCGTCCATCACCCGATAGGTGTAGGTTTGTGCGCCAGGGCCAGCCTCAGAAGTGACGGGCAGAATGGTGGGATATTTAATATCCGCATATTTCGTCTCAAAGATTTGAGGACGAATGTACTCAAGCTGACGGCTCAGAAACAGTCCAGCTTCAGCATCAAAGCGTTCAAAAGTCATTGGGGCCTCCTATCAAGAATCAGCGGAAAGAGTGAAGCTGGGGCCATTCAGCTCCAGAATCGCCACGCCAGAGCTAGTGGTGCTAGTCAGGAAGCGAGCATTAGAGAGACGAACGGTTTTGCCAGAAGCAAAGGCATGCGAGAATTGACCAGCCTTGCCAGTGCCACTTGCCGAATAAAGCACACGCACAGGAGATGCAGGCGTGACGGCACCAGTCACGTAAACAGCAACAGCGCCTTCATTCGCCACGTTCATCACCATGCCGCTAGCGACAGCAGGACGAGAATTAGAATCAGTGGCTTGCTCGTCAACATAAGTGAGCACGTTCACGCCAAGAGCAGTGTCGCCAGTAGCAGCGATGGTCTTAGCAGAATTCGCAACAGTGCCAGCGGAGTTGTAAACAACAACATTACCGAAAGCAACAGCACCAGCCTCGGCAATTTGCGTGGAGATGGTATTATCGCGAATGTCGCTCAGTTGGCCTTCAAGCAGGGCCTGGTGAGTGAGATCATAAGTGGTCTGGACGCCACCAGCAGTAGCAGTGCCAGAAGCGGAGAAAGTAACGGCCATAATCAGCGAGCCTCCTTAGAAGTGGCGAGGGGAGCTTTCCAAGCGTTGGTCACGGTTTCCCAGTAGGAATCGTGATTCACGGAAGGAGAGGCAATGGTAGAAACGGCCTTGCGAAGCTCTTCCGTTTCGAGGGAATCGTTGCGCTTGGCAACTTCAGAAAGCGTGTCAAACATGGCAGTGACATAATCATCAGACTTCTCTGACAGATCAGCATCACCACGCACAGCCTTAACAGCACTTTCCATGATTTCACGAGCAGACTTGCCAGAGAAATCAAATTCGCTATCAAGATTCACACGAGCTTTGTCAATCAGGGCCACACGCTCTTCCACCAAAGAATCAAGATTGATGTCCTTAGCAGCTTCGAGTTCAGCTTTAAGGCTTTCGATTTCCTCAGCCAGCGCATCAGCACGACCTTCGGCAGAATCAGCTTTGCCCTTCATTTCCTTTTCCATGGCCATCATGTCTTCCTTCATTTTGGAAGCTTTGGCCATCATTTCGTCGTATTGTTTTTTCATGTCCTCGTAGGACATCTTGGCGTCTTCGCGTTCTTTAGTGATCGCCAGAGCAACGCTCTCGCTCACCTCAAACTCGGCGCCATCGAACACAACCTTAGCGGTCATTAGTCGATCTCCGGTATTTTGGATTAAAGAGGGATCAGCGGCATCTAGTCGATCCAGATGAAGCTTCACCTGAGGGCCTGCACGGCCTCTCCGAACAACGGCGACGTGATTACCATTGATGGATTTTTGAATTCCATCATAATGTTCGCCGTTTTCAGTAACGCCAGGCGTAGGATCATATTCAACCCTATAACCTGCACTCACTTCTTTTGCATCACCTCGCATAATGCGATTAATTGCCTCTTGATCTGTAATGGTCATGACTGCACGAACAAAGCCGTTGTCATAAACAATATCAGTGCCCGTGAAACCAATTTGGTATTTTTTGGTGTTCTCGGAATCAAGTAGAATTGGCGGATGCTCGAAAGTGATGGCCTTGCCTCCAAAGGAAGTCAGGCTCTCAGGGGACGCCACTTCAGTTTCGGGACGATATTCGCGCCGCACTGAACCATCAGCATCAGTGTAATGCTGAACACCAGTGCGAGCAATAGTAGCCCACGCACGAAGATAACCCTCGGGCGTGGTTTCGTATTTCTCAATTGGCGCTACATCGTAGCGAAAACATGTGTCGCCCATGAGTTAAGAATAGACGATGGAAAGTGGTAAAATATAAGAAGTTATGCAATAGCGCATAAATGAAGCTTTTAGCTAGCAAAACTGACGTATTAAAGCTTTCCTATGGGGAGGCAAAATCCGTCATCGCCTCTCGTATTAAACTAGCGCGTCTTAATGCTGGACTGTCACAAAAAGAAGTCGCAGATTTTTTGCATTGCAGCCAAAGTACGATTTCGCGACTGGAGAAAGCCGAGATTCAACCAGACTTCCTCCAAATTCGCGTCATGAGCGGACTGTTCGGTGTGAGTATTTTGTGGCTTGGTGGTTATCCAAGTTTTGTTGTCAATGCTGCTCAATCATCATCTTGATCATTCTCTTCGCGAGCTTCATTTAGTTGATCTTCAAGCTCCTCCATTACATAGGCTTTTGCAATTGCCTCAGCCTCAAAAACTAACATTTTAATTGGCGTAAAATGCTCATCAGGTTTATCGTAAAAGCTTTCGACAAAAATATAACTTTCGTCAAGCCTGCCGTTTTTGAACCGTTGCTCTTCTACAAGTTTCCAGTTGGGAGTAGCGCGATGCTCATGCGCCGAAAGAATTGCAAGAGCTTGCATGATACCAATACCCTGCTCCTCTTCCATTGTGCTAACGTATTCGCTCATTTGACTCATGCTGTTTAGATAATTTTATCAAGCAGCAATATGGACGGAATAACCATCTGCGCTGATAGTTTTTGTGTTCATGAAATTCACTACTGTTTCAGCGATGTAGTTTAACTGATCTTCCGTCAAACCTGGATGGCATCCAACAAAAAACACCTTGTCAAGCACTTCATAGGCATTCTTGAATTGCCCAGCATCACCAAGATGCTTGTAGCCAGGATGCAGCAACAAATTACCAGCAAAGTAATTCCTTGTTTGAATTCCATTGTCCTCTAAATATTGCTGCAATTCGTGCTTAAGCTTTTTGTCGCTAAATACTAAAGGCACGCCAAACCAGCCAACTTCCGCTTTTGCGTGTTCTTCAGGAATTTCAATGGAAGGGGAATATTGACTAAAAAGACTGGAAATAAATTGGTAGTTTTGGCGCCGTTTTGAATGCACTTCATCAAATTTTTCCAATTGCACAAGACCAACTGCGCCCTGTAGATCCAACGGCTTTAAATTGTAACCAATATTGCTAAACACATACTTATGATCCACTAGAGCATCGTAACCATCAAGCCACTTATCGAAGCGATTGCCGCAGGTGCCGTTCCGCAACAAATTACATTCTCCAACGCAATAGCAATCACGTCCCCACCATGCAAAGCTACGAGCAAGCTTATTGAAACCAAGAAGGCTGGAGCTAACCATTCCGCCTTCCATTGTTGTGATGTGATGCGCTGGATAAAAGGAGCAGGAAGAAGCTACAAAGTAATCGCTCAGCCATTTACCGTCCCATTTCGTGCCAAGCGAATCGCAACCATCAGCAATCATTTTGATGTCATGTTGATCGCAGATTTCTTTCAATTTGTCAATATTGCATGGATTACCAAGCACAGGACTGTTAATAATTGCAACAGTCTTGTCTGTAATTGCTGCTTTAATTGCTTCAAGATCCCAGTTAAGTGTTTTCCATTCGATATCGACAAACTTAGGCGTCATGTTGTTTTGAAGGATAGGCGCTACGGTAGTTGGAAAACCAACAACGCTTACAACGATTTCAGCACCATCCCCCCATCCGTAGTATTTCTTTAACGCAGCAAGCATCACGAGATTGGCAGAACTGCCACTATTAACCATTAAGCTTTCAGTAAAACCAAATTTCTTGGAAAACGCTTTTTCAAATTTTGCTACGTTCGGCCCCGAAGGAAGCCAGCCATTGCCTTCCAAGCATTCCACTGCCGCTTTGATTTCCTGTCCGTCAAAAAATGGGCCGGAGTACAAAACTTTTGGTTTGTGCATAAGTCTTCAAGGCCGTCCTTCAAGGAGATCGATGGAGAAAAGCCAAGGGCGAAAATCTTGCTGCAGTCTAGTGCCATCTTCAGCCTTGGCTCATCCGTCCTAGCCTGAATTACATTGTAATTGCTGTTTGATTTAATGTGATTTCTGCAAATCTCAACAGCATGAGTCAAGCTAACGCTTTCGCCTGTGCCGATATTGTAAATTTCATTTGTCTTGCCATCAGAGCAAACTAATTCAATTGCCCTGCAAGTGTCGTAAATATGAATGTAGTCGCGAGTGAGGCCAGAAAGCACATTGACGTCTTTGTTTTGCTTGAGGCAATTTACTAAATAACGCAAAACATCACGACTTTTTGTGTTTAAATCCGGGCCTCCATAAACATTGCCTAAACGTAAAATGCGCCATTCCATGCCATAAAACGAACAATAATCTTTAACTATCTCCTCGGCAGCATATTTTGTAATTGGATAGAGACCAGTCGGATGGCATTCATCCGTCTCTTTCATTGTTGACTCGGTGGTGCCATACACAAACCATGAGCTAACAAAATTAAAAACTTTTACGCCCGCATCACGACATGCATCTAATCTTTTTAATAAAACTGTTAAATTTGTATCCGAATGCAGCCACGGTTTTGAGTAAAAATTGCTCGTCGTACTGATCAGATATATGACTTCTCTCGTGCAAGGAGTGAGTTCTTCCCGTAGCACGGGAATGGAATCGTATAGCTGAGTGAAATATGTGCCGATGACGCCAGTGGCGCCATAAACGCTAAAAGTCAATTGTCTTTTTTACGAGCTTCAACCATCTTAATGATCCGATTTGCCCAAGCACGTCCAGCGTCTCCGCCCCATAACTGCCATGAAATATAACCTGCATCATCCTCGCCTCCGCTTTTATTCTTTTCATGACGAGAGAAAAATGCTGCCATGCGTTTAATGGTGGCGTAACTAACTTTACCACCACCAGCAAGATCAGAGGCACGCGCCACTCCACTGCCAATGCCTTGCTTTCCCGCCTCTTGCGTAGACAAGCCTCCTTTCTTATGCTTCTTGCGAAGCTCTAAGCCACGACGGGCTGCAGCTCTAACAGGCGATGGAGGGGCGAACGACTCGGCGTCGCCCCTTAGCTCTTTCCCAGCATGCCCTCACAGTAACCGTCCCAATACTCATCACTTTTGCCTTCCTTGCTGAGCCCAGCCTCACTAAGTGCAATTGCAACTGCTTGCTTCCTGTTAGTTACTGACTCTCCAGTGCTGCTTTTCAACTTGCCAGATTTAAATTCGCGCATTACGGTTGCAACTTTTTCGCGCTGCTGCTTTGAAGTCATTGCATTATTAGCCAGTAAAGCCAATCCTAGCGTCTTTCACTTTTCCTTCGCCAAAGAAATGATTCCTATAAATCAACAATGCAGTGATCATACGTTCTGCAGCGAAGGCAATAGAGCGTCTTTGATAGCCATTAAATGATTCGCAAAGGTTTTTGTTTTCTTCGTAAAAAGGCATCATGGTTTCAAAAACCAACTCGCAATACAAATCAAATAACCATTTGGGACCGCGAGCCATATTGCAACCATGAAAAATTCCTTGATTCCAGGAATACTGAAGCATGTCAACCGTCAATGGAATTCGCTTCCTGCTGGCTAAATCAATGGAAATTTGATAAGCGGGAAATTGACCATGACTACTTTCATATTGATGCCTCATATTGCCAAATAACGCAGGCTCTGGCACATACAAAACACCGTCCTCTGATTTAGCGACGTCCTCTTCAATCCATGGCCTTCGATATTGACAAATGCCAAGAAAAGGATTATCTAAATTTTTCCACATCCAATACAATACTGTCAAATCACCAAAGATAGAATTCAATGGAGAAATATGTTCTCCATCGTCATCCATCAACCATTCATTGTCTTTATATTGCTGCTTAACATTTTGATCAAATGCAGAGGCGCCTGCCAGCACTTTAAACAAAGAGCCATGCCTCACTTCATAGCGAGGCGGCCTTTCATGCAATGAGCAGCAATATAAAGCAGGGGAGCTATTTAGCATACACTTGACGACTGGCCCAGAGTTCATTGTAGTTATTCACTCCTTTCGCGCCAAGCCCTGTCAAGTCACCACCACCAGCGGGCTTGCTCCATGCCATAATCGTACCATCTGGCAATACAAACGCACGATTCTTCTGTTGATATGTTGGCGTTAGTTCAAGGTAGTCTCCAAATACATGATTTTGATTTCCTCCATGGAAAGCCAAAGCTTGGCCTAGTAACGTTGGGCCAGTGGGGCACAATGGCGTGATGCCATAATACTCCTCTTGACAATTGTCAACAATCATGTTAATTGCAGTTTGAAGATGAGGGCTGTCAGGTTTTGAGTAAATAACAGTAGTAGCGCAAGCCCAACTTGTATAGCTGAAGCGTTGAATATCCCTAAAAGCAAGCCATTCAATGCGATCACCAAGTTCAACAGGATTCACTGCCCTTACGCCAATATCAAAATACCAACCACCAAGTTTATTCAGTAAACAAAACCTACCGAGATCTGCCTTATAGGAATATGGACGCAGTGTTTCATAAGCATCCAAGACGGCAGCGGGATAATTCTCCTCAATGAAAGAATGAAGAGTTTCTTTATTGTAAATAACGTGATCAGCGTCTGGGTAGATTTGATCAATAGTGCCAGTGGCGTATTTCAAGAACGGAGAAAGCTCTTGATTCTCATTATCAGAAAGGAAGATTTGTGAAATTTGCATTGCTTTTGCCTCAACCGATTTTGACAGGGGCAAACCCCTTGTATTCTTTTTGTGGCTTCACAGGCTCAGGAGCCAAGAGTTTATCAACAATGGAAAGGAATTGTTTCTGAATGTAAGGCCAAGTGAACTGTTCTTCGCGTAAACGATCGTAGCACCATTGTCCGTTATGCTTTAACGCTTCGCGATTGTTGTAATAATAATCAAGAACAGCAGCAGCGCTACTTGGATCAGGAAGCAAGCGCTCTAGTCCGTAATTTCGATCAGTTTCAGCAGCGTTGCATGCAATGCGAGGAATGTCATTGAAAATTTCTGCAAGGCTTGTGTGATCTGGAACAACTTGAGTAACGCCAACAGAACCATGTTCACTATTTACCAAACCCCAGCCTTCTCCAATGCAAGTATTAATGCCAATGTCGGCGGCGTTGTAAACCATATTCAATTGCTCAACTGACAAGCAATTTTCAACTGAAAAATGAGGGCTTGTTAAAATTAATTTGTTAGTTGCATCATAATTTGCATCTCGCGCAATGCGCTTGAACAATGGAATGAGATCCCATCCAAGATCCTTGCTACCCATATTCAACCAAAGACGAGCATCAGGCTTATCTTTGGCGAATTCAATAAATGCCTTCAAGGTTAAATCAATGCGTTTACGCGGTTGATTGCGATTGCCGTTAAAAACAATAAAAACGTCTTCAGGTACTCCAAGAGCCTTGCGACATTCTTTTTTGTCCGTTGGGAAAAATTTGTCGAAATCAGTGCCATGCCCCACCACTTCAATCGGCTTGCTGTATCCCATCAACTCAAGTTCTTTTTTGCCAAATTGCGTATAAGTGGCAATACCATCCCATTCCATCATTGGCTCATTGAGATCCGGGAAGAGGCCATAAGAATCAATTGGAGTGTAGACAAACCACTTGAAACCAAGCTCTTCTTTGATATCAGCAACTACATTCCAAAGCTGCAATGCCACCCAAATGTCATTCGTAATCCACACCAAATCAGGTTTGGTTTGTTGGATGATTGATTTAATGCGATGAGATCCAAATGGATCAGAGCCATGCAGCATTGCCGGATAAACCGTGTAATGCTTGGCTTCTGGATGAGGATCGCCGTGATAATTGGTGCTCATCACAACAACTTCATGATGTGCCGCCAAGGCCGGTAATAGATATTGAGCGACCCTGCCAAAACCTGTTTCTACGAAAGCATCACCACAATAAAGAATTCTTGCCATTGAGGAAGAAAGAGCTTCAATAATAATAGTGGCAAAAATTAAGCAGGAACAGATGCTGGTTGTTGTTTCTTGTACTCCACAGTACAACGACATCTTGCCCTGCATTCGCAACGTTGACCAGGCAATGGAAGAGAACCAATCGCAACAATACCAGCGCGTGCATAACGAATGCAATCATCGCAATGCTGAGCCTGTGGGTCGAGAATGCGACGCATCAACGAATAGCCTTGTTCCTGTTGACGTAATTCAGTGCCTTGCCAATAAGAACCGCGAGAGCTTTCGGCATAAAGGCCAATGCGAGCCAAAGCCATGGGAAGCGAAACTCGCTGCTCCAATAAGTCAGACGCAAAACCTTGAAGATAGGCATATTCTTGCCTTAAACGTTGACCAATTTTACCATAGTCACTTGCAGTCATATTGTCCTTGCCGCCTTTGCCGATAATGGCATTTTGAATGTGGGCGGCTTTGATGGCTTCTCTTACGCTTGCTTGCCATTGATCAAGAGTCAGATTGCCATCACTTAGCATTTGTGTGTAACGACGTAGCTTAGTTGCAAGCTTTTCGATGCGTTTATCAACAATCGCTTGAATCGCTTTGCGGCTAAGGAACCGTCCTCGCTTGTCGCGATACCTGCCAGTACCACGATCAAAAGACCATTCCGCATCAAGCCTTTCAGCCAAGATGGCATTTGACAATGACGATAGATCATTCAGCATCATCAGCCTCAAGCATATCCTTGAAACGATCAGGAGCTTCTTCCTTCCATTGACTTAAAGCTTCTTCGATGTCGGCTTCTGAAATGAAGGAAGCTTCATCGATGTCACCAAGAATCATCCCTTCTGGCTTTACAGGATCAATAGCATCTTCAACTTTACTGCTAACCATTTTCGCTTTTCCTTTACGTTCAGCATCAGGATCCTTACGCCGCTTACGGGCCACGATGGTTGCCCTTTCTTCTTTACTCATTGCTTTGGCCTTTGCCTCTGGTAAGCATTTGGGCTTGCCTTCCTTTTCGCTGCGTCCACCACAAGGGCCAAGGATTTCGCCATTGGCGCCAATCCTCACCCACTTTTCCTTGAACCATTTGTCAAGATCATCAGCATGAATTTCGCCTTCGTCGTTTTTGAAAGCGCCGGACAGCGAACCATGCTTTTTCTTATACATGCTCTTGTATTGCTGCACTACATAACCACTAGCGTAAGCAGAAGGCCAAACCTTAAATTTGCCTTTTGCAGCGCTAACAGCACGATTATGAAGCTCTTTGTCAGTAAATTTAACATCACCTCGTTTTGCTTCTAAATCACGTTCAAGAAATAAACCGGCCTCCGCATCAGCAACTTCCCTAGTGCCGTCCATTGGCAACGTTCCATTCTCTTCATTCATGGGATCCCTGCCACCAGGAGGCACGGCAAGCTTCCCACCCCCGTTTTGAGTGGAACCACCCCCATCTTGAGTGGGCAGTTCGCGGGGGAGCGATGGATCGAGAGTGAGTTCCATGCTCCATTCAGAGCCGCCGTAGCGGGCTTCTGCCACTTCCTTCGGATGCAATACTCCTAACTGGATGTAGCGCCCGTCTACAGCCGCCACACGAGCCCTCACGTCGGCTTTCTCGCGCTCGTTCAGCTCGAACAAATCATTAAAATGCACACGCCATGAATCTGGCACTCGTCCTTTCGTGGGACCGTCAGAACTCAGCATGATGTATTCCATCAATTTCTTGAGAGGACGATGGAAAGAGGCTTGTTGGTAGTCTGCAAGTGTTTTCGCGAAATCGCGTTCTTCACTGCGACCAGTAGAGCCAAGACCGCTGGGACTTTCACCAAACAATACAGTGTGAGGAATTTTTGAAGCGCCGATAATGTCAACACGAAGCTTCTCTAAAATCTCACCAATGCCACCAAAATTTCGCCCAATAAATTCAAGCTCTTCTTTATCTGCGTCAATTGCATAGCCACGATAAACGCTTTTGCTCATGTCATTTAAGATCAAGCGATTCCTCACGTCGCCTTCCTTGCCAGCCGCAAGCATTTGAGCTAAGCCCTTAATCTTGTGGACAAAAATATCAAATTCACTCATCAACGTAGCGCTGGAATGCAATCCTGTCCAGTAATGCTTAAAGCTTTCATAAACAGTTTGAAGACTACTCATTCCCCATCCATAGTTCCTTTGCCTAATGCGATAAGGGAGCCAGTCACCATCAAAACGCAAAATCCTATCTTTATGAATGCGAATAAGCTGAGGCTTGTTAATGAGATCGCCAGAAATAATTTGATAGTAAGTTGCCTTGGAATAGTCGTATAAATTCTCTTCGTTAATGACAGGCGCAATCTGCCACCTGTCCAATACTTCCATTCCTTCGATGGAACGAATGTTATTTTTGTTTACTGGTTGGTCGGCGCGACGACCATCGTCGATATACAGCAAAATCACGCTACCGCCATAAAGCCTAGAGTTCTTGGACGCCAGCATAAAGTTTTCAAGAATATAGAGATCTTCGATCGTTTGCTCAATGCCAGCAAC